CTATTTTTCTATGTGAAATTTAGGGTCGATTGTAATCAGAAGTTTTTTGAAAAGTTGGATTAAACCATTTCGAACTGATTTGAGGATCAAGGTAACAGCGTCAAAATTCTCTATTTCTTTTTTTGTTTTTATCGCGATAATATTACTGATTATCGAAATTCCGTCACTTACAATAAGCAGGTCCATTACTATGGTTACAAACCATTTAAAATTGTAATTAAGTCCAATACTCATTAAGGCCAGTGCTGTAGGTATGAGCAATACGGCCAATTTGGATACAAATCCCAGAGCTAATTTTTTGAAGCTGAAAACGTTATCTAATACTATGGTTTTTATAATACCTAAGAATGTATCCATTACCATTAGGTAAAATAATACTTTAACAATTCCTGTATCCATTTCTAGGTAAATAAAAATTCCATAAAGCAATAATTTTATTGCATCTGAATATTCTGAAATTTTCTGCATCATCGTTCATTTTAATAATTTTTTAATAAAAGCTGCAGCAATACTGCAGCGGTAAATAATTTTTTATCTCATAGGTTAATTTTTTAAGTAATCTTTTGGGGTTCAATACCCCAAAAGATTATTAGAATGTTATTGCTGCTCTAAGGCTGTGGATCTACTGGATCTAATGGTTTGTTATTATGCGCCACAATTCCTGAAATAATATAATTATCTACAGATTCTACATCTAGCAAAGCAACTTCTAGAGTTTCCTCTTTGAAGACCACAGATTCGATAGGTTTTGGCTTTCCGTTTTTATCAATCAACGACATATTTTCTGTCACATTTTTTACACTTATCCATTGTAGATTTTCGTTATCTTGAGTAATTAACAACGGATGTTCTGCTGTAACTTTAATTGTAGTATCTGCAGTTTTAATCTCGTAGTAATTTGGCTCTGTACTTGTTCTTTTGCCAACTACAGTTACTTCTGCTTTAACAGCTTCTTCTAATTTTCCAGTCCAAAGCATATAATCTCCTTCAGATTCATCGATTTCGTTCGGGAAAGAAAAGCCTTGAAGTATGTCTCCAACAACGATATTCTTTAATTTCTTTGATCGGCCGGATGCCATTGTCACTAAAGATTCTACATCGAAACAAGAATTATCTCTTGGATCTGTAACGATCGCATATTCAGTAGTAAAATCAGAAACACCATTAGTATAAACAGCTCTAACTTTGTATAAATAGGATGTGTTATATGCTGTATTATTATCAATATAAGATAAATTTGGAGTTTCATGTATTAAACTTGAAAGTGCTGATCCAGATGTTCTTCTGTATAATTCATACTTGGCAGCAGGACCACTATTAGCTGCAAAATCCCATTCGATCATTATTTCTTTCTCTGATAATAAATAACAGTTCAGATATTCTGGCTTTTGCGGCACTATTACATTTGTAGTTGTAACACTTTGAGGATCACTAGCAGTTGAATTTCCTGCCGCATCCTTGGCAACAACATAAAAGCTGTAAGTTGTACTAGCTGATAATCCTGTGGCAGAATAAGAAGTCAAATTACCAATTGTTTCTATTTGAGTACCATTTCTATATATTATATAATTGGTTACACCAGAATCATCACTTGACGCAGTCCAGCTCAATATTGCACTATTATTACCAACATTTGAAAATACTAAACTTGTTGGTTTTGTTGGTGCTGTTGTATCGCTAGGGCGTCCTGTGTATTCAATATAATGAACTACTCTGTATGGATTCAGCATTGAAAAAGATTGACTTTTTCCAGTTAATCCTGTTTTGCTTGACTCAGATATTCCTTCGTCTGAATTTGCGGAACCTGCTAGTGATTGTATATTGTTACTTCCTCCACCATCTGTTGGCAAGTCGTGACTATGTTGAGGCATTTCATCAATACTTAAACTTTTGGCTACGTTACCTCCTGCATTTCCTAATGTCTCAAAAGGCCATGTCATAACGCCATTATTATTATAAAAAGTTAAATCTTGAAAGTAATTTCTCTGACCAATTTCTACAATTCGCTGTTGAGGACTTGGATTATAAACTCCAACAGGAATTCGTCCTCTTAGAGGAACATATTCTTCCCAGCCCTCTGGAAATGGCGCTGGTTTGCCCCAAATAGCAATCATCCCTATTGGTACAGCTGTTGCAGGTTTATTTTCTAAAATGGTAAGACGGTCAATCAGCGAATTGATGAGTGTATTGTTTTGTGTAATTTGATTTTGATTGTTTAATACCAATAAAGATTTAGAATCTGTGGTATTAATATTGTTTAAATGTACCTTTCCGCCAATATAAGTGCTGGTCCAATTGGCACCTAAGTTTAGGGTAAGACTTGTTTCAGAATTTGTACTGCTGTCTACAAGTGCTTTTCCTAAAAAATTCTCAATCACATCAATGTTCGCTTCTACAGCGTCAATGTTTGCTTCAATCACATCAATATTAGCTTCTACAGCATCAATGTTGGCTTCAATACTTTGTAAAATTGTTTCAATTGTTTTGAGATCTTTAACAATTTCAAAAGCTGCTAAATTGTAATAAAATACAGTCTGTGCATCATTATTTTGAGCAACTCCTTCTGCAGCGTTAAACTCAGCTTGATTGATATATTTGGCTTCGTAATCAAAATATGCGATCTGAGAAGTGCCTGTTCCGTATATTAAATTGGTGCCTGTTCTTATTGTTTTTAAATATGGTTGCGGATTGGATTTTAGAATCGGATATAAAATTCCTTCTCCATTTTGATGGATTACAGCCCACCCTGTTTTTGCACTTGATGCTGGAGCTACCAAATAATTGATGCCTGGAACAATGCTCAAATGACTTTTTAAAGCTTCATATAATTCTGATCTGTAGGCTGTCTGAAGTCTTTCTAATGTTTCTTGCTCGAGCGGAAATCCTCCTGAATGACTAAAATTTACGTGTTTCATTTTTATTGATTTAAATGTCTGTTGTTTTATTTCTTTAGGTTCTTATAATTTAATCTTCTAATGAATAAGAATAGCTTTCGTAGCTTTTACCAGCGAGTTTGTAAAAATTAAGAAGATTTTGATATTCAATATTGGCTACTTTTATTGGTTCTGTTTTTTGCGCAGCTTCAATTTTGCCATTTTCAACAACTATAGACCCATTTTTAATTAAGCTTTCTGGAATAAATACTCTAAAATTGGCGTAGGATACTTTTGTATAATCTTTACGATGCGCTAAATAAATGGGCTTATTATTTTTGTTTTTATAGTCGTCGCGTTTGTACACTTTCAACAGCGGCATTCTTAAAGTCCCGTTTGGTTCGTAGTATTCTTTGTGGAGGTATACATACTGCAGCGTAGGTTTAACAGATTCGTCTATATAAATTAATTCCTTTAATCGTTTCTGTTCTGTGCTTAAATTAGGATCGTAAGTTCTAGTTGGGTTAAAGTTTTCATTCAGTACTTTTTCCAGATAAATAACTTGTCCTGTATGCTGCATTTTATACAGCGTTTTTTCATAAATGGTTTTTAAAGGAGTAAGCAGAACATTAAGCCAGTCCACATGTATTTTTTTTCTAAGAATAGGAGGGATGAGCCATAATAACAGCTTTTCCCATTTTAAAATGGTGTATTTATTCATCGTTTATATATTAGACTATTGTTTATCTCTGTAAAATGTGTACGGAATGTAGTTGACCTCAACCTCAAGAATATCGATGTCAAAATATCCTGCTTTTGGAATAAAGTATTCTATTTTGGTAACATCATTAAATTCGGGATCTAGCCTGTCGCTTGGGTTTTTAGCTTCCACGGTCTGGATCTTAGTTAAAACCGGAATTTTAACTCCCTGTGCTTTCTGAACAGCATCGACAAGATAAGTTTTGACAAAAGCACCATTAAATTCAATGTTTCTTAAATGATCTCTTACAGCATCTTGTACCGGAAAAACTTCAGGTTGTAAGATTAGAGAACCATTTAAGGTATTTAATTTGTGATTAATAAGTTTTTCTTCTTCTTCGCTGGTTAAAGGCCTGCTCAAACTTTTTAACTGATAATATTCAATATCTGCAGGATCAATATAAATGGTCAAAGGATCGATATAAACATTCAAATTCAATTTCAGTCTGTCTCCTTCATCAGAAGTAATGTAAACCTGATTTCCTGCGTCTTTGATTTTGGCAATGTATTCCTTAAAAGCAAAAAGTTCGTTTGGAACATCGATTCTTGAGATTTTATCGCCTTTTACGGTAGCGACTTTTATAAAAACAACGCCGACTTTATTATGGAAATAATCAGAAAAAATCTCTTCTGGTTCCTTATCCGGATTCATAACAGTTTCTAAGTCAATTTCGCTTACCGCACAATGTTTTATAATTTTGTATTGTTCGATGTCTCCCTCAAGATCTGTCGTGTCAAATTGATAAGAGCCTTCTTTCCAAATCAGCGAAATTGAATTAGTAGAATCTGAAGTCAACGGTACACCGTAATGAAAATTTAAAGCCTGCTCGCGATACCAGTTCAGCGTATGAGGCCTGGATATCAGAGCATTTTTTTCTACTATTTTCTCATGAACCCAAAGCGCGGTTGCGACTATGTTCACCCAAAGATTCCAAATTCCTGTCTTTGAGCTCATTTTTAAGCCGTCGAGAGAAGTTTGCTTCTTTTTTTCTGTCAGAATTTCATTCTGTATTTCAGCAATTGTACGTGCCATATTTTAATTTTTTAATATAGTTTAGCCTGTAAGACATGTGTAATATGCTTATAGATAGTTGTTTATGTTTTTTTTGTGAATACTACAGAGAGGTAGTTTTTTATAGATTTCTAAAAGAGCAGATTGAACTGAATGGTTTTACCAGACAATTTTATTGTTCTTAAGATTGTTTATTAATAGATGATAAAATCATCTTCAATAATCATGTAGTCAATTCCAGAGAAGTTGTCCATTAAATATTCCTCTTCTTCTGTAAGTGCGGTTGCGGGCTTTAGATTTCTGGAGCTGTAATATTCTACAATGTCCTTTTTAAAAGCTTCTCTGCCAATTTTTAAATCTTCGTAAACAGAAAGGTCATCTGTTATGTTAAACTTCTCGTTGTCTTCTAAGAGGTCGAATACTTTTTCTATGCTTCCGTACTCCTGCAAAGAGATGTCAAAAATGTTTTGGTTTTCCTGTGGTTTAATAGTTCCCATCGATTTTAATGTTTTGTAAATCGTTGACATCTAATGTTTTTACAAAAAAGTTGTCATACGATAATTGTTTGTCTATTTCGTTTTCTAGTCTGAGCCTGGAGGTTGCATCCGGGCTGTTAATGTATTTTTTTATTCCTACTCCAAGTATCGGAAACTCCTTGTAGCTGCCTTTTTGACTTAACAGCAGATGTTCTAAATTTTGCTGATCTGAATCTTTTATGGCAAAATCTCCATCTATTATTAACAAGTCTTCCTCTATGATAAAATCTTTCATATTTTACTGCTGTTTTTTTGTTTACTATTTACATGAAAATGTCCCTTTGAGTCTGCGCGCCATACCCTCCGGATGATGTTTATTTGATACTGTAAAAATAAGCTAAGCGTTACCCTTAACCAAGATTTTAAGGTCTGCGAATCTGTAGTTTCAGTAAGTTATACAAGCGGAATTATCAGATCAAGAATTACCTTAAAAATCGTTTTTATAATGTTATTTTTAAGAGCATTCAATTTGATTTTCGAAATTCCTGCAGCTTGTAATGCCTCTAATGCCACTAAATCCAGCTGGCTTTTTAAGAGCCATTCTAATTCTTCTTTCGTTAGATCTCCATAAGCAAAAAGTAACATCCAGCGTTCCAGTTTTTCTTTTGATGTTTCCAGAAAAGCATTTAGATCTTTTTCTAATTCTGGCTTAAGATCTTTATAACTATCTGTGAGAATAGTTTTTAGTTTTTCTTTTAATTCTTCAATAAATTTGTCTTTGTCCATTTTTCTAGGTGTTGAGGTTAATTAGATCTAAAAGTTCCTCTTTTGATTGTTTGTCTTTTTTAATTTCATATTGAATAAGCAAATCCAAAGCATCTAAAACTTGTTTTTTGGATTCTTCCATAAAAACGGGAGATAAAATTCCTTTTTCATTCCAATTTTTAAAGAAACCTGCCAGAAGATTTTTTTCTTTATCCGTCAGGACTTTCCACATCTCAAAAGTGATTTCGTTATTGGGTTTATTTTTTTCATATTCTGTCAATTTTTCAATCTCAAGAATTAAACTTTCAACTTCAACTTTATGAGTAGAGTAGGGAGTAACAGCTTTGCTCATTAATTGGTTTGCATTTACTTTTATTTCTGTTGTTTTTTGATACGAATAATGATCAAAAAGAGCCGTTTTTGTCGAAGTGCAGGAGATTATTGCAAAAGAAATTGCAATTAAAAAAGCCATTTGTTTTAAATGTTTCATCTGTTTTTATTTATATAAGATTACATAGTTTTTTTTGTCGCGTTTCAATTTGCTGAGCTGTTTCCAGTCGCTGTATCCGCTTTTATCAAAATGCGGAAGATCTTTAAAGGTTTTCCAGTCGCCTCCCCAGTTCCAGTTGTATTTTTTGAAAATGTTTACACATTCCTGCCAATCTGCTATTTGGTCGTTATCCCAATCTTTTGCAGTATCCCAAGAAGCAGTGTTGCCGTCTATAATCAGGCAGATGTCTACCGCAAAACCGTAATTATGAATAGACTGCCCGCCTTTGGCATTCGTTACTTTTTTTCCTGGCTTGGTTCGGCCGAAAGCATAAAGATCCTCTTGTTCCTGAAAAGTTCTGAGACTTTGCGTAATGCGAACCTTAGCCCGTCCGGTTAATGCCAGATCGCATTCCTCTATGATTTTGGTAACTTCTTCCCGAACCGAAGGATGCAGTAAATCAATGTGTTTTTTTGTTGTTTGATCCATATTTGTATTTATTAAGATTTCAGGTTTTGAGAATAAAGAGCCTTTCTGATTGTTTGAAGACAATCGGGATTTTTAGTATTCGATAAGATTATTTGTGTTTTATAATTTATTTCCGGCTAAGAAAAACGGGTAAATAAATACTTAAAAGCTCTTTTTTATGATCACATTTAAGAAGTGATATATGTTTTAAGAACATTGTAAAAATACATCGAAATAGCGTCTTTGTGAAATAATATGAAGCTGTAAATCAGTAGTTTCAGTAGGTTGTTTTGTGATTTTTTGTGATTTTGTTTTCTGGATTTTAATTTGGATAAATAGCAAAAAAAACACCCGTTTTTCAGAGTAGAAAAACGGATGTTTATGTGTAGAATCTAGAAGATATTTATTCTTTATCTGCTGTGGGAAAATTATTAATATCTAAACCATCCATAGTGCTTTTGCCATTGATGATAATTTCTCTACCACCAAACTCATTTAAAAAACCTAAATCATTTGGTTTGCCATAATCAGATTCAACCTCATAAAATGGTGTGATTTCCATACCTACTATGCCATTTTCTTCAAACAATTGTTTCGATTTTTCAGAGATCATAAAAAAGGGAGCCATATAAACCCAATCTAATTCTTGATCGATGTACATCGAACAGTCGTATGGAAAAATATTTTGATCTGGCAGATTTAGTAATTCTTCTTCTGATTTAATTTCTCCTTTTTTATATAATGATATTTCCTTAGTTTTTAATTTTCGCCCATAAAAACTTGATTTATTATAGTCCATGTAAGGTGTCATATTATTATTAATCTGGAGAATATAATATGGTAAATCAATTCCATTATCAATTTGTACAAATATTGGGTAAAATCTGTGTTCAGGCAATTTTAGTTGGTCAAGTAAGGTTTTACACCTTGGAGAAACTGTGAAAAATTGTAAAGTTTTGCTTTGATTTAACTTCACAATTAGTGGGCCGTTATAGAAATCAATGGCTTCATATAGGAAATCATTTGTCATTTTTTTTTCGTAAACATCTCTGGCTAAGCGAAATTGTAATTTACTTATAATTGCTGTAAAATCCTTTTGGTCATTATATTCTGCTCCTGAAAATGGTAAATTATTTGATGAATCTACAGATTGAATTCTATTTATAAATGTTCCAAAAGCTGCTTTTAGTTTATATAGTTTCATTATTTTTATAATTTTAAATTCATTATGCGATAGTTGTTTGTTATAAAAAGTAAAAAAAAATATTTATTCTTTATCAGCTCTAGGAAAATCATTTAGATCTAAATCATCCATAGTACTTTTACCATTGATGATATCATTGCTTTTAAATTTTACCAAACTACTTGAAAAATATTTTTGGATTCTGTTAAGTTCATTAGTCTTTAATTAATCAAGTAAGATTTTTTCTCTAAGATAAATTGGTGTTTGAAGTAAAACTTCATTCAAACTTTGTGCAGAAATTTTAAAGTTTAAGATCTCTTTAGGATTTCTTGCTTCCCAAACTTTCCAGTACCATACATCATCTTTTAGATACCCTATAAAAACCCATAAATTAAAAAACCTGCTATCAAAAGGAATCATAGCATCATTAAATTTTTTATCTAATAATTCAATTTTCGGATCTTCCATTTCCTCAATTGTTTTACTATTGAAGTATTTATTCCATTTTTTAATTATTTCATCGTCAGTAAATTGCCAAAAATAGTCATCTTTATATACTTTCGGGTCATTATCAATTGCTATTTTAAAACATTCAAAATCTACACATAAAAAACTAAGATTTTCTTCTTCATTGTATTGAAAATCGTACTCATTTATAATAAATGATATTTTTGAAAACCATTTACCAGAAATGTTATTATCTATTGAAATAAAAATATCTTTTTTATTTCCTATCTCTTTTATTTTCATTTTTTTACTTTAATAAGAACCATCAGCTTCTATATATCCTGCTTTTTTCATTATATAAAGCAACTCTAAAGTTTCTGCATCGAAATAAGCAAAACAGGACATTCCTTCAAAAAATGAAATTACTTCACCTTTTTCATTATATTCGACATTAGTGCTTTTTGTGTTAAAAGAGACTATATAAACTTCTTTCGTTGTTCCATCTCTTAATTCATCTAACTCCTTATCCCAGCAATTTAAAGGGATACGTTCATCATACGATATGACATCTGTTTTTACTAACCAAATTTTTAGCTTTTCAATTATTTGTTCTTTGATGTTCATCATTTATTTTATTTTTGTTATATCGACATTATTAGCTTCACAATTTTTAATTGCCTCATTCATATATTTTTGAGCATGTTTCAATTGCCTTTCATTGATTACAAATCCTCCTATCGTTGTGCATATCTAAACGATTGGGATAGATGGCAAAAAAACACCCGTTTCTCTAAAATATAAAAACGGGTGTTTAATGTTCAAGAAATTTGAATAATTGTAAAAAGCTTAAAACTCAATTAATAGATTGAAAAATACAATATTACTTTTTCTTCATTTATATTCAATTTTATACTGTTTTTAGTGACTTCTAATGAAGCGATTGGGCTATCTTTTACTTCATAAAGTAATACATCATTTTTGTCAGATTTGGTATATTCTTTTCCTTCTAATGCTTTATCTATGACATGAATAGGAACTTCTTTGTTGAATTCTAAAAAAAGATTTTGCATGTAAGATTCCCAAAAACAGTATTTTTCAAGAACCTCTTCGTCAGAGTATTCCTCAGTATGAAATTGCACATTCATACTTGTAACTTCTTTTCTCATGAAATTGTTATAAGTAAATATATCCTCATTTATTCTTCTTTTATTCTCATTTATGCAGGTTAACAAATTTCTATTAGCAGAATCTAATGATATAATAGAATGAAATTTATCTCTAGGAAATTTATCTTTGTAAATATAGATCATTAAATAGACAAGTTCTTCAAACGAACAGGTTTCGGCATAATCTTCAAAATGCCGTTCATCCCAATCAACTATAGTATAATAGATTTCTCTTCTATTCATATAATTTTCTTCTGTACGCTCCAGATCTAAATATAAGAAATCTAGTTTTGGTAATTTACTCATTGTTCTTATTTTATTTTGTGAATTTAGTGTATTCTATATAATCTGCAAACTCCTCATTGTACAAAGTCTACTGACTTCATACTCATTCCAATAATCCACAAAGACAATGAGAAAAATAAATTTGAAACCGAGTACAACAACTGGTACGAAGTCGGGAGACTTCGCATAGTAATTGCGAATACCTCGTAGAGCGGATTAATGATATCATTGCTTTTAAATTTTACCAAACTACTTGAAAAATATTCTTGGATTCTGTTAAGTTCATTAGTCTTAAATTAATCTAATAAGATTTTTTCTCTAAGATAAATTGGTGTTTGAATTAAAACTTCATTTAAACTTAGTGAAGAAATTTTGAAGTTTAATATTTCTTTGGGATTTATTGTTTCCCAAACTTTCCAATACCAAATATCATCTTTAACATAACCAATATAAATCCATAAGTTAAAAAATCTGCTAGTAAAAGGAATTTTGACAGCATTAAACTTTTTATCAAATAATTCAACTTCAGGATCCTCCAGTTCCTCAATTGTTTTACTATTAAGATATTTATTCCAGTTTTTAATTAATTCATTATCAGTAATTTGCCAGAAATAATCATCTTTAAACATTTCAGGCACATTATCAATGGCTATTTTAAAAACTTCAAAATTTACACATAAAAAACTAAGATTTTCTTCTTCATTGTATTGAAAATCGTACTCATTTATAATAAATGATATTTTTGAAAACCATTTACCAGAAATGTTATTATCTATTGAAATAAAAATATCTTTTTTATTTCCTATCTCTTTTATTTTCATTTTTTTACTTTAATAAGAACCATCAGCTTCTATATATCCTGCTTTTTTCATTATATAAAGCAACTCTAAAGTTTCTGCATCAAAATAAGCAAAGCATAACATACCTTCAAATAGAGAAATAATTTCACCTTTTTTATTGTATTCTATCTGGTCTTCAGTTTTAAATGAAACAACATATACTTCTTTTTGAGTTTTTAGATCTCTTAAAATAACTAATTCCTTGTCATCACAATCTAAGCCAATATCTTTGTCATATGATATAATGTTTGTTTTTTTGATCCAGATTTTTAAATTTTCGATTACTTGGTCTTTTGTGGTCATAATTTATTTTATTTTTGAAACATCAACATTATTGGCCTCACAATTTTTAATTACTCGATCCATATATCCTTATTCTCCTGACTTCGTACTCATTCCAATAATCCACAAAGACAATGAGAAAAATAAATTTGGAACCGAGCGCAACAGCGGGTGCGAAGTAGAGAGACTTCGCACCCGCTGTTGCGAATACTTGGTAGAGCAGGGTTTAACTGTAGAATTTAAAAAAAACTTTATTCTTTATCAGCTCTCGGGAAATCATTGATGTCTAAACCATCCATAGTACTTTTGCCATTTATGATGATTTCTCTGCCACCAAATTTATTTAGATATCCTAAATCATTTGGTTTGCCATAATCAGATTCAACCTCATAAAAGGGTGTAATTTCCATTCCAACGATATTGTTGTCTTCAAACAATTGCTTTGATTTTTCAGAGATCATAAAAAAAGGAGCCATATAGACCCAGTCTAGTTCTTGATTAATATACATTGATTTATCATATGGAAAGATATCATCATCCAGTAAACCAAGCAACTGCTCTGTCGATTTTATTTCTCCTTCTTTATAAAATAAGAATTCATCACTAACAAGATTTAATGCATAAAAACTAGATTTACTGTAATCTCTATAATAACTCATCGCTGACTTTATTTGTAAAATATAATAAGGTAAATCAATCCCTTTATTTATATTCAACATAATAGGATAAAATTTATGTTCTGGTAACTCAATTTGCTCCAATAATTTTTTAAGTTTTGGAGATACAGTAAAGAATTGTAGTGATTTTTTTTGGTTAGGTATAACAATAAGAGGATCATCATAAAAATCAATAGCCTCATATAAAAAATCAGATGTCATTTTTTTCTCGTTAACATCTCTTGCTAGCCTAAATTTCAGTTTGTTTATTGTATCTGTAAAATCTTCGTCTTCATTATAGTTACCTCCAGAAAAAGGCAAATTATCTGATGGATCTACAGATTGAGTTCTGTTCATATAAGTTCCAAAATCTGCTTTTAGTGTATATAATTTCATTGTTTTTATAATTTTAAAAGATTTATTTTTTTACTATCTGTAATTACCTCGTTAATAATTTTTTCTCTGGTACTATTGATATAATTTGATAATTTTTTGTCAAATAATGATTGTCTAAAAACACCGTCAATTTCGCTATCTTTCACAATTTCCTTTATCTTTTTCCTACTTAAGTTATTGTACTTTTTATGATTACTATGCCCACCAAGCTCAGAAAAACCAGCGTCTAATTTATGTACAGGTATACCATTATCCAGTCCGTTAAAATCAAAATTTTCTTTGTTTCGGGAAACGAAGTTACGTAATTCTACCATATCATCATCGAGCAATAAATCTTTTGGTATTATATGATGAGCTTCAAACTTTAAGGGAAGCAATTTGCCATTGTGTTTCATAAAATATTTATTTTTAAAGAGATCTTCAATATGTTCGTCTGATAAATTAGCTACATCTATTTTTATTCCTTTAGCATCCCGTAAATCTATTTTTAGAAAACGTTCTTTATAAGTCTGAATTACTTTTTTATTGAGTGCTTTTTGTAAAACGCCTTTATTTTTTATAACTCTATTGCTAATGTTGATATTTGCTAAATATTCCTGCACTGCATTTTGAGAAACCTCATCTCCTTTGTTTAAAAGTTTAGTTAGTTTGTCCCGTGGGCCTTTTTCCTTGACTTTAGCAATTCCTTCTTCTAATTTTTTTACAGTTTTAGATTTAAATTTTCGTTTTACAAGATCTGTTTTTCCTGCACTAGAAAAATTACTATCTACTGTTTTAGTTGGACTAGCGGTAAGTGTAATAGCATATATGTTACCTCCTTTATGTGTACTGTCCCATTTTGGTTTTAACTTAGGGTATAGTTTGCCGGATAATTTTAATGCATGCATTAATTCCGTTATGCTGTTTCCTTTAGCATCCATAAACTCCGCAGTGGCTCTTGCTTGCATTAGCAAAGCTGATCGCATCCAGTTTTTGCTGTCATCCAGATCATGTATATAATCTCCTTTTTCAAAAAGTTTTTTGGGTAATTTAGCTAGTAATTTCTCTTTTATCTCATGGGTGAATTTTTCTATCTTCATTAAAATTTTGCCTAGCTTCCCTAATTTTGAAGCTAATTTTGCAAACGCTGCACCACCGCCAGTAAATATTCCTATTATAACTTCTAGTAAAATAGTTCCCAATAAAAGCCCTATTACTCTGCCTTTTTCATAAGAAGAGGAAGAAAACCAATTTTCTATCACTTTTTTTACGCTATCTCCTATACTGCCCAGAAAAGAGTATAAAATATTTTTTAGCTCAGACCAGCTTGAATTAGCTAATTTGATAATGGCTTGATACATTTCTTTCAATTTGTCAAGAAATTTGCCTGATAATAAATCTCTAATTGTATCTATGATGCTTTCGATATATTCTATAATTCCTACCAAAGTATCATATATGCCTCTTAGAATGCCTTCTATAACTCCTACAATTAATCCAGCTACTCCTGCCAATATTTCTGCAATAATATCACCAGTCTTTATTGCAGTATTCATAAATTCGGAGCGAGAACTTAAATTACCTATCTGGCGTTGTAATTGTATATATTGTTCATTAGGAATACGCACAATGTGATTAGCAGATAATTGCAATTGGCTGTAGGTTAGCCTTGCTTTATGAAAATCAGGATCATGAGCTGCTTTAATTGCTAATTCAAACGATTTGCCTGTTTTAAGAGTTTCTTCTTTCAAAACAATACCGTGGTTGTGATTGCTTTTGGTATTAAGTAAATAGAAAGCTTCTGCTAAGGTTCTTCGGTCATTTCCCGTTTCTATCTTATAATTTTTATAAAAAACATTGGCAATATTAGTTTCAAAATTATAATTTGGTTTTACATATAGAAAAGTACGAGTGTATTTGTCTAAATAATTGTCATGCGGAATTAAAATAATGTTATGTATTTCGATATAACCATATTTGTGATCAGCGGTTTTTATTTTATACCATCCTTTGTTAGTCAAATCTTCGTGCATTACTACGACTTCACTTACTACTTTGTAAACTTTTTCAGAAATGCCTTTTTTGCTTAAGTATGATGCATCATATGGAGAAGGCGTTGCATGTAAACGAATACCATTTTCGGCTATTACAAATCCTCTTTTGTTAATTTGTTTTACAACCGCTTTGTGTCCTGTTATTTTTTTGAAAGAAGTTTTTTGCTCCTTTGTACTGCCATATTTTAAAGCAATGGATTCCTCCATTTCTCCAGCATTTTTATCATTCTCAATCTGCTGACGCCAAATAGCAAGCATAAATTGCCGAAACCGGCCCATTTCAGAAGCGCTGGTGTCTTTTAGTTCTAGTGTATGGTTTTTAATAATCATGATTTTGGTGTTTTACAGAGGAGAATAAAAATGCTTGCCGTTACAGTATTTCTACTTTAACAGGCTTGGGCTGAATATGATCTGAAAATGCTGTGGTAATATTGAGACGTAAATCGTCTTCTTGTTCTATTTTGCCGTCGCCGCCCAGGTAACAGTTTTTAAACAATACTTCAAGAGCCTTAAATTCATCCATTTTGGAAGCTTGCAATACAGCAGAACGAATAGCGATATCTGGTTTTTTGAAATACGCAAACAGAGTAGTATCGTCATCATCGTTAATGGTGAGTTTGACAACTTTTTTATGTTTGTATTTCCATTGATTCAGCTGTGCCTGAGTAATGTTTCCGTCCAGAACATCGGCAGTTTTTGGATTTGTTTTTTCCATTTCGAAATGTTTTTTGTTTTAAAGAAAGGCTGCTTCAGATGTTTTCAGGATGAAAATGCACGAAGCAGCCTTGTGAAGTAAATAACCTGTTTAAAACGGACTAATAAAGAGCTGAGATAAAAGTATGCATGCAAAAATTATGTTTCCTGAACTCCTTTTTTGCGTAACGCATTAGATAATGGGTATCTCTTTTAAGTCGGTTTTTTAAACAGGTTATTATAAAAAATTAAGTAGTTTGCATTATTAATTCCACTCTACATGCGAGCAGATCAAGTCAAAAGAAACCGCGATTTTAGTATCGCCCTGACTGATTCCTCTGCTGTTTGAATTGAATTCGCAGTTTCTTACCGTATGCGTAATCACTTCGTTACTGTCGTCTAAGTAACTTACAATGATGCTGAAAGGATTAATATCCTGCAGTCTTTGTCCTTTTGGCAAAGCGGCTAAAATAGCTTCTACTTCGTAGTTGTATAAAGTAATCGAAGCTTTTGCCTCATATTTGCCTCTTCCTCTATGCACTGGCATATCGCCGGCACCGTAATGGTTTTCTTTAGATACTGAGTCGCTATAGTTTACAGCTGTAATACCAGTAACAATGTTACCTGCAATACTTACTTCAATAGATGACCAGCTGTGTTGTTGTCCGTTAATTAAGGGTAATTTATTCATATGTAGCGTTTATTTGTTTTTTTTAATGTAGATAACGATCTAAGACTATCACTTGCTCTTTGTTTTGTTTTTTAACAATTGAAGAGCAGGGATTTTGTTTTTGGTTTTGTAGTACGAAAGAAATTATGCTTTGTCGATTCCGAACGGATTTTTAAATCCTAAATCAACCATAATTTTGCGAGCTGTACCAATTGGTGTAATTTCAGCTTTCACTTTTAATTCAGAAGTTGCCAAAATGTTTTGTTTAGGATCTACGTAAACATCAAAAGCAGATACTTCCTGGTTTGCAACCATTCCTTCTAATGCGCTTCTGCACAAACCTTCAAAGCTTTTAGAAACCGATTGAGGCAGTTTACCATCGATATCAACTAAAACCGGAGAAGCTAATTTTGGCAGTAAAGCAGTACGCAATAAACGAGTTGCTTTGTTGATCGTACGGTTGTTTTCAACATAAGCAAAGTCAGAAGTACCGTCAGTACAAGTGTGGCTGTCGTTAAAGTAAACACCAGCAAGTCCTGTGTGAGTTTGTGTAAAAATGTATCTTTTTTCGTTTAGCGTTTCTAACGTTCCAAGAGTTTTAATTTCTGTCCCGCCTACGAAACCTGCTTTTGCAAAACCTTCACCTGTAAGGTTAAATTTTTCAATCCAGGCAATGTTTTCAGATACTTTTGCTTTAGATAAGGCGCCTAAAGCCAATCCAACTGCCGCAGTGTTAGAGTATTTTACAGCTTTTTCAACATCCATTGCGATTACTACAGATACATTTGCAGCACCAAGATCGGCTAAAGATGCAGCTTCGTTTGCTTTAAAACCTTTTCCTTCCAGAATAATTTCAAAAGGAATATAATCTGCAAAAGCACGATCTGCTTGTTGCTGTGCCTTTAACACTGCTGCTTGAGTTTGAGCAAATGTTGTTTCTCCAGAGTAAATAATAGCCATTTGGCGAATGTTTCCATCTGCTTTTTCCTGCATGTCTACTGCTTTAGAAACAATATCTGCATAAGATGTCGCAGCTGTTCTCATAATGTACAAGTCTCCAGAAGGATTCATTCTGAAAAATTGTTGAATTTGGTAGTAAACAGATTGTTGCTCGGTATCATAATCTGCCGTAATACCCAATGCCTCAGCATCTTCTAATGAAGCCAAACGCTGTACTTTGTCTAACGTAGAAGCATCAGTAATAATACTCGAAACGGTATCATAAAGTAATCCTGAAACCATGTCTTGTTCTGGATTTCTTCTTCCTAGTCCGCCTGATAGTTTGGTAATCACTACATCGTTTAATGTACTCATAATATAATTGTTTTAAATGTTTAAAAATTGTTTTGGGTTCTGCTTAAAAAAGGGCAAAAGGGTGACTGTAACAAGAAGTTAAACTTGTTAGTATGAATGTTTAGGGTGTGAAAATGTGATGGTAATTTTTAATTCCAAAAAGTGAGCTGGTATTTTTTCAACCACTACTTTTTTGCAATTTTTCATTCAATTTTACCTTAGGCCATGCGGTAAAATATCATTTGTTAACAGGAACAAATTTAAGATTCAAATGGTAAAATTCCAATTTTTGTGATGGGCAAAAGCTGTAGTTTCAGTGTTTTAAGCTTTTGCTCCCGAAGAGAGTCCTTCGTTAATAATGGTATAAATCGTGCGCTCTGTTAGGAACAGAGAATCAGAAAGTTCTGCAACCACAACTTTCATTTGTTTTGCCTGATTTGTATTAAGGTAATTGATAACAAAATCTCTTCTTTTGTCTAATAATGTTCTGCTTCTTTTCATCTTTGGGGTCTGAATTGTAGGGTTAATTTGAGTTTGAATGTGGTATTGTATGCGGTAAAATGTATGTGATTTGATTGACTGCGAATGTCTTTTGATTGATGATGACGATTCTTAAATTAACATCAGATAGAATTAAGGAGTAGTTAAATCAATCTCTCCTTCAATTTGATTCGGATTTATTTCAATTATTCCAGAAGTAAGATTGTAACCCAGATCTTCTAATTCCTCATTAGTTAATCCGTTATTAAAAAGAATGTATTTCTTTTTTAAGGCATTTTCAATTAAGGTTGTTTTATAGGTAATCTCCCAAATGAAATAATCATTTTTACTCCAATAAACCTCTTCATTGCTGCATTGTTTTTCTTTTACTTTAAAGGTCGAATTGGCATCTATAAAACTATTAACATTATTATTAGACAAGACGGCTTTGTCTACACGATGCGCAATTTCGAACGCTTCTTCGTAACTTGCAGCATTAATGCTGCCTACAGGTAATACGATATACAGGCAAAAAGAAACATCTGCTTTGTAATTTTTCTCAGAAGAAGTCTCCCAGGAAATCGCGTTGTACTTAAACATTACTAAAGGTGATTCAATAGCAGTTTTAAAAACAGCATCACTATATAAATGTACTGTTGGCGAAGTAGAATTGAACTCAGATTCTATCGCATTTTTTTTCTCGATATAAAATTCTTTTAAAATCATATGTTGGATTATTTTTAAGCAAATATAAAACATATGTTTGGATATTGCAAACATATTACGGCAAAAAATGCAATAGTTTCAGTAATATGATTTATTTATTTAAAGTGTTAATTGTATGATAATTCATAAAAAATAATAATTTTAACCATTGATAGTTAGCTATTTTGAAAAAAATTAAGTTAAATTACAATTGTTTGGTATATATTAGTTAGTTTTGCAACATATAGTTGAAGTTTTACTTTAAGTAAAACATATTACATAAACTAGAACCAAATAAAAATATGGAAATACATACTAAAATAAAACGCATTATAGACGAGTTGAAGTTAAATAATAACTCATTTGCCAAATTAATAGGAGTAACCAGCACGACAGTAGACAGCATTACAATCGGAAGACTGCAGTCTGACGGAGAGAGGAAAAAGACCAAACCAGGTTTTGATCTTCTTCAAAGCATTATTACTCATTGTAATGTAAATCCTGATTATTTTTTTGGAAACAGCGAGAACATTTTTATCAGTCCCGCTAATAATGATGGAGCAGTTGGTTTACATTTACCAAAGGTCATAACGGTTAATGAAAGCGGAGATGAAAATATCAATTTTGTTGGAGTTAAAGCCCGAGCCGGTTATTTAGACGGATATGCTGACCCAGAATATATGGAAACTCTTCCGTCTTTCAGTATGCCGATGCTAAAAAACGGAACATACAGATGTTTTGAGATAAAAGGAAACTCGATGTCTACGACCATTCATGACGGCGATTATCTTTTTGGGAAATATGTCGATAATTTTGATGATATTCTTGACGGAAGAATTTATGTTATCATTAGTAAGAATGATGGAGTAGTGGTAAAAAGGGTTTTGAACCGAATTAGAGAAAGCGGAAAATTAATCCTGAAATCAGATAACAGAGATGGAAATTACCCAATGTATTCTATTTATGCCGAAGATATTCTGGAAGTTTGGTACGCGAGTATGTATGCATCTAAACAAATGCCGGATCCAATTAATATTTATGAAAAGATTCATGATCTCGAAAGTAAATTCTACGAGATGGAAGAGACTTTAAAAAAGAAACTGAATTAAATGAATCAGTTACTTAAAAAAGATAAATACATTTTATAAAAAAAAGAGAAAGCCTTATTTTATTAAGGCTTTCTCTTTTTTTATTTGCTATATGTTTTATAGTGTTTTTTAAAAAATTTCTATTTTGTTTTCTCCCTTAAATATACCAGCTTAACAGGAACTCTATTTGAATATATTTTGCCGTTAAATAAAACATATCGATTTTCTTTGATTTCTTTTTTTTGATCTTGAGTTATTTTTGATTTGGTGAATATCGAATCATTTTTTAAAGAAATTGATCCCTCATTTGGTTTTAGCTTGTCTACATTCGAAAACCATTTTTGGCCATTCCTATATGGTAAATTGACTATTGAAGTGAAATATTTTGTTTCTCCAGGATGAATAACAAAACCGTGTAATGATTGATCTGGAAAATCAATTTCTTTTAAAGCGTGAGTTTTTTCAAGTTTATTTTTTTTAAGAAAGTTATCAATTAGAGAATCTCTTTGTTTGGTTTCGAAGATTGGAGATACACAGTTAAACATTTCTGCTCTTGTGGAACGACCGTCTAAAATCGAGTCATTTTTGTACAAACTAAAATCTAATGAATTTAATGGAGAAATATCTTTTTTTCCTAAACCTTCACGATAAAGATCTCGCTCCAATGTTCCAATTGAATTCTCATTAAACATTATGAAATATTTTTTATCAGAATTGTTAGTTATCCTATAATGAAGTATATTTTTCGATAAACTGTCATACTCTTTATTTGGCTGATAACGAGTTTGAATAAAATCAAAACTTTTTAAATTATCTACGCAAATGATCTCATTGGTTAACAGTTCTATCTTTAAATCTTTTTCATTCTTGTTGCAAGAAATAAGAATTAAAATAAGAGATATTAAAGAGAGCGATTTTTTCATTTGTTTTGATTTTTAGAAACGGATTTTATAGTAGTAGATTTTAATTTTCTTTATGCACTTCATTTAATATACCATCTTCGTCCCTTTCTATCATTTCTCCATATGGTTCTTCTAAATTTACACCAAACATTTCCAGTATCAGTTTTTCTTTTGCGGCAGAAAGATCTAAGCCTTCTAATTCTTTATTGCTAAAACTTGTTCTTCGAAATATTTGACTAGGAAATGCGATGTAATCTTTATTTTTTCCGTTTTTTACAAATAGAAGGATAATTTTTGGATAGGTATTTTCTATACGACCGCATAATGTTTTTTTGTAATTTATAATAGTTACATTGTCATATTTTATTAAATAGTAGTTAAAAAGAATATCTGAAATTTTATTCATCTGTTCTTTTATAACCAGTTTTTTTGAATCGTGAAATTTTGGTTTGAGATAATTTCGAGGCTCTTTATCGGCATAGTATTTTGGTGTAACGACGTATACAGAATCATATTTTGAAAAAGGAAACAATTTTTTTCTTTCTTCTAAAGGTATCTTGAAAAAAGGGACTAATGTATCACTTATAGCAATTTTTTCATCAGGGGCTAAGGGGCGCTTTGGAAGTTTCGAAAGATAGTCTAAATGCTTATAGTAAAAGTCACATTGCTCTTGGCAATAAATGTCTCGTAGTTCTTTTAATCTTTTTTCTTGTGCATTGGTTATAAATGCAAAGAATAAAATTAACCCACTTAATATCTTTTGTAAGTTCATATTGTTAAGGACGTTTTTTTCTTTTAATATAATTAACAAAGAGCAGTTTATTTTGAATTTAATTTTCTTTATAAGAATCATTTAATATGCCGTCTTCGTCCCTTTCTATCATTTCTCCATATGGCTCTTCTAAATTTACACCAAACATTTCCATAATCAGTTTTTCTTTTGCGGCAGAAAGATCTAAGCCTTCTAATTCTTTATTGCTAAAACTTGTTCTTCGAAATATTTGACTTGGAAATGCGATATAATCTTTGTTTTTTCCGTTTTTTACAAATAGAAGAATAATTTTTGGATAGGTTTCTACTATGCCATCACAACCTGTAATTTTATAGATTAATTCAGTAATGTTATCATATTTTATCAAATAATAGTTAAAGAGAATATCTGAAATTTTATTTAACTGTTCTTCTGTAACTAAAGTCTTTGAGTCGTGAAATTTTGATTTGATATAATTTCGGGGTTCTTTATCTTCATAATATTTCGGTGTTATAACATAAACCGAATCGTATTTTGAAAAAGGAAAAAGCATCATTCTTTCTTTTAATGGTATTTTGAAAAAAGAAACAAGAGAATCTTCCTGGCTTTTTGGTTTTAGTGGGGCTGGAGGTAAATTCAATAAGGCTTTACGAAACTTTAAGTTTTCATGGTAGAATTTACAGTTGGTTTCACAATGAATATCACGTAATTCCATTAACTTTTTTTCTTGTGCATTGCTTATAAATACAAAGCCTATAAGTAATATACTAAATATTTTTTGTGATTTCATATTAATGTTTTAAACGGAGTGTATCGGTAAAATATCCATATTTTTAACTTTTTCAATTTGGAAAATATGTTTAAAATTTTGATTATATATTTGAGGGATGAATCTACGTAATTATCAGTAAAAATGATGTAGTAATAGTAAAAAGGTTCTAAAAAGAATAAAAGAAAGCGGAAATATTATGAATTGGAAGAATTTTAAAAAAAGAAGCTGAATTAATATTTTCAATATCAGTTATATAAACAAAAAATACCTCTTACGATTTTAATGTAAGAGGTGTTTTTTTTATTTTATAAAATTATTAAGAGATAGATCCGGTTCCGGTTCCGGTTTGTGCTGATGCAGAGCCAGTTGTAGTTACCGTGGTCGTTACAGTTCCTGATTTGACAAACGCTTCGATAGCTGAGGCTAATTTTGAAGCAATATTATCTATAGAGGAGAGGCATTGTCTGTTTTGCCTTTTTCTTCACTCAAAAGAGATTTTATGGATTGTTCTAAAACGGATTTGTTTAAAGCCATAATTTATTATTTTAATAGTTCTTCTAACTTTGTTTTTATTACTGTAAGCTGCGGTAAATTTATTGGAGGTCCGGATGGTCCAACAGGCGTAGGGACTGTAATTTTACCAATCTCGTCAATCAATTCTTCTAGTTTTAATTTCAAACTTTTCCCGCCTACATCAATCTTAAATTTCTCATCCATTTCAAAAGTCAAATTTCCTTTTATAAATGATGTTTTTTTATCTGAAATTACGGCTTCAAAACCATCCTGAATTGTAATTTTAGCTTCCTTATCTTTCAGATTAAAGATTGTTTTTCCTTCATTAATGCTGATTTTCTGCTCTTTTAAATTGAAACTGTTTTTAGAAATTTCTTTTCCGTTCTCGTCGTAAAAAGTTGTACTAATAGTAGGATCAGATGCAGCACCGCTGAAATCGATTTGAGCAATATTATTGTAATCTGGTTTTGCAGGTGATGCTGTATTGCCGCCTTTTTTTTGTTTGAATACTATTTGGAGTTTATCAGCAGTAGTATCAATTTCGAGGTATTGGTTTTCTTCATTTTTAAATCGGAAGAAAGTACGTTCGACTTCAGAAAACTGCGAAATAAAAGCTCTCGTTTCTACACCATCAATAATGGTAGCCAATACCCAGCTGTCTTTTTTAGGAATTGAAATAATTCCTTGTTCCAAATCCAGGATCGACGCTTTTAATCTTACGTTCTTAATTATCGCACCGTCAGCACGCATCACATTTACAGTATACGCATCTCTGGGATCGTGAAGTGATGCTGTTTCGGTATTTATTTCGATCACTTTTGCCGCAAAAGTTTCAATGATTTGATTTTTACCGGCAACATCTTTTATTAAATCTGTTATATTTCCCATTTTTATAAGTTTAAATTGCGACTACTCTTCGTCCGATATAAATTCTTTGTCTGTAGCCGTTTACGCCATAACTTCGTTCTACTTTTTCTACCTGAAAAGTTCCGTTTTTCTGCTTATCCTTTGCATTTTCAAGAACCACTTTGTCTGTAGGTCGCACAAACGGTTCTCCAAAAGTGAGAAAAGAACCTTCAAAACCGTTTGGTTTAGACTGCATGGCTCTTAAAGCACCATACTGATATAATTCTGAAGCCGCTTCTGTCGCTGCCTTTTTAAAAGCTGTTGGATCTTTTGGCAGTTCATCTGTATCATTATGCAAAACATGCGTTTTTATTAACTGTCCGTTCGGGTCGCCCAACTCAATGTAAATAGGCGTATTAGAATTTTTAAAGTATTTTTCTACTCGAGTACGTGTATTTTTTGCCGATTCGTTGACGGCTACTAATTTATCCTCTATAATATTGTAACGAAATCTAAAACGAACCTTTCCAGAAAAAACATCAGAAACAGATTGTGTGGCTTTACTCAATTGAGAACTTAAAAGATCAAGTCCCTGATTAATTAATTTTTTGACAAGTGATCCTGCCAGCGGACTTTTAATAAAATTTCGATCTACAAAACCGACCAATTCTGAGGCAGTATGCTCCTGCGGATTATTGGTAATGGTAAGTACAGGTCCTGTTGCTTCGATTTTAAAATAAGTAAAAATCCCCTTCTCTTTTAACATCTCAAAAACCTGTGCCAAAGTGTGGTTTCTGCTAATCATTATATTTCCCAATTCTTCGTTTAGAGCGTTTAATTTTATAGGTAATTTGAGCTCTTTGATTCTTTTTTCAAAGAAAGTTTTCGGATTAAAATTTTCTACATTTGTTGTTGGGTTTACCGCAATAGTATTATATAGGTCATTCTGATCCTGAACGTTATCATCGTCTACCGCTTTTATTTTTTTTAAAGCATACATCATGTCTTCGCAGGATATTGTTGCATTAATATCTGCTTGTACACCAGTAATGTAACCTCTAAAAGCGGGTTTGTAATCACCGTCATATCCCAGGAAAATTTCGATAAAATTTTCCAGTTTAAAGAAATCATAAATTGATTGTTCTTTACCGCTCGCATTCGCAAACAGATTCTGATCAAATCCTTTAGTATCAGTGTAAACTTTTTGAGGCATAACAATAACAGCCGTATCGGTAAGAGATTTGTACGAACTGCTTATTTCAACGTTTTTCACATAATTAAATTCATAGAATTTTGGCGTCGGAATAAGACTTATGGTTTCGTAAACTCTAATTTTAGCATTTAGTTTAAGCATTGTCTCTAATTATTAGTTCAACAGTTTCGTCTGATGTAGCGCTGGCTGTAAATTTTTGAATATTTTTTGTTCCGGAAATAGAAGGAATAGAGTAGGAGTCTATAACCAATTCGTAAATTCCAAATCGGTTCAGAATGGCATGTGTAACTCTTAAAGAATAAGGAGCATTTAAGAATTGTTTCAATAAAAAAAGCTTTTCTTTAGGATATTCATCCCCAGTTTCGTTAGCAATAAGCCCTTCTATAGAAATGCTGAAATCGCCGTTTGTAATATGCTCTTTTATAGTCGAATCTCTTCCTTCGATTCCTTCTTTCTTGATGATTTTAGAACGATTCAGGTTTACTGTTACCGCATCTATTCGTAAGCTTGGCAGATTCAGATCGCTTTTTACCAGTGGTTCAAAAACCAGCGGTGCAAAAACTCTCAGATTAAATTCGCCTCCGGTTTTGTCTATAATAAAATCTTTAGATTCCGATTCGTTATAATTAATACCAGAATATTCGATTTCTTTAGTGTCTAGAATATCGTTTACATTAAAATTGAATTTCATATTTTTTTATTTTTAATTTGAAAATGTTTTAGCAAAAGCCGTTATAAAAGTGCTTTCCAATCTGGTTTCTGTATGTTTTTGGAGCCACAAAGCTTCTTCGAGTAATTTGTAAAACTCATCCATCGATAATTGGTACGGATCTACCTGAAAAGCATTTCTAATTAAGGCAGCAGATTTTTTGAATTCGTCTTTTTGCGGTGTTGCATCTATTGCAAACTCGCTGTCCTTTTTTATTATTTCGATTATAGAATTTCCTGCAGAAAGCATGAATTCGTCTTCGTAAATTTCTTTTTCAAGTACACATTCCTGAAACAAAAACAGGATTGCATCATGCGGATTTTCCTTGTATTTATTTTGATATTTAAGAAATGTGGTAAAAGATGGTTTTTTGCAGAAAGCTGTAGTCAGCTGATCATCGGAAGTAAGTTTTAATACGGTACCGAATTTTTCTTTTAGTTTTTCTAAGGCTGTTTCGTCTAACATTTTTTAGGTTTTAGAAATTATTAAATAGAGCTGTCTCTGCTTTCTTTTTTGATGGCCTCGGTAAGACTTTCGTTTTTTTCGGATGATGAGGTTAAAGGTGTAACATTAAAATTTCCGATAAAAATGCTTCCTTCAGATGGCAGTCCCAGTGGGTTTTTAAAATTAGTTAAATCTGGTGCTGGTGGTGTTTCTCCTAAATCTTTTGGTGTATAATCCATGATTGGTTGAGTTTAATTGTTGATATATTGATTAAAAAATAAAGAATAGCTTTCTTGCTGACTTTCAAAAATATCTTTGAAAGTCAAGTCGTTATTGTGTTTTTTTTGAGATGTAATAGTGATTATTTGAGTATGTAAAAATACTTCTTAAGAGCGTGAAAAAAGAAAATTTGGAAGTGTGAATTCAGTAGTTTCAGTAGAAAATATTTCTGTATAAACTATTGAATTTTAATATTTTGTGTTTGTCTTTTTTGTTTAAAATTCACAGAAAAACTTCTGTTGTCAGTTTAAAAAAAACATTCAAGATTATAAAAAATAAAGTTTCTTATAATCTTGAATATTGTTATTTGAAATAAAATTTAAGGCTTCTTGTTTAAGATGCAGTTGTATAAGTCATGGTCATCATTCCGACATGATAATTGAGATCTGTGGTGGAGATCGTAATAAATCGTGCGGTAGTAGGAGTGTCTCTTTGAACTACTCCTGCAAGCGGAGTTGCAAATGGAGAAACCAGTGTACCAACGCCTAAATTAGTTGATGGTGAATTAATAGGGAAAGGAAGATCAATACGCAGTGCCGATGTTACTGAAGGCTCGGTAAAAGTAATTTGCAGCGGACAGCTTACCGTTACTACATTACCAACTTTTGTCCAACATGCAGCTTCAACGTAAAAGGCATTTATATTTGAGTCATTCGTCATTACAGGGATGTATGTTCCTGATGTAGCGCTTCCTCCGCCAATAGAATCTACATATTCTTTGGTTACCAGAGATTTATTGCCTCCTGAGTTGATTAGTTCTTTTGTAAGTGTGGGAGCAAGTAATCTGTTGTCGGCCTCTTTTCTGATTGCAATATTGCTCTGACCATCTCCTATTACTACTAAATTAGAATCGTTTGCAGAAAAGAAACCATCAAAACCACCGATAATCGTATTATAATTACCTGTTTTTACTCCAGCTTTTTGTGCCGGATTTATTATGATATTGCTATTTCCTGTAGTTACAGAAGCGTTAGTTATATTTTCAATTAATATATTTCTGCTTCCTGTAGTTAAGTCCCTTCCAGATTGGTATCCCATAGTAATATTAAAACTTCCGGTACTGCTGTTCGCTGATCCGTTTGCTAAATAACCTACCGAAGTATTATAAATACCCGAAGTTATCGCTCCTCCGGCACCTGCTCCAATTGCCGTGTTTCCTTTACCCGAAGTTAATTTGACTAAAGCACTTGATCCTACACCAGTAGACCAGTCAGATAAATTTTTAACCAAAGCAGCAGATCCTATAGCAGTATTGCATATGCCTGTTACGTTTTCATTCATGGCATAATTTCCTATTGCGGTATTATAACCTCCGGTAGTAGTTTTCATAGCGGCACCAGTTCCTACACCTGTGTTTGCTATGGCTGTAGTATTCTCTGATAATGCATACTGACCCAGACCCGTATTTTCTTCTCCTGTTGTATTTTTATCTAAAACACCTTCGCCAAGTACCACATTAGACACAATGCTTCCAGAGCCTTTACCAATTTTTACACCATTAATTAATTTATCTGTTCCTCCTAATTCCTGAAGTGATGTGTTATCTACTATTCCGGCTTGAGTTGCAGAAACTGGTAATACAAGATCATCTGTTGTAGCCAATTCATAAGTTCCATGGGGTTTATCTGGAAAATTAAAAGTCGGCCAAATATTAGGATTACCATCTGTTCTTTTAAAATTTAGTTTATTCCCGCCAAGACCAGGCATGCCGTCGAAATATGATATTTCACTATTGCCAATTGAAAAAGTAGTAGAATCTGAACTAGCTGAAGAGCGCTGATTATTAAAAATTAAATGACTGGGATATAAGCCGGTTTGGTTATTCTTATAATTTAGGTGTAAAGCTCCTAAGCCTAAATCAGTATGTATAGTGTTATCTGATCTGCTGTTTATATCTAAGCCCGAAATGCTTATTTTTGTTATTAAATCATTATAAGAATCATCAATTATTATAGTATTACGGGTTACATTTCCCCCATCGGTTACCGATTGTAAGTCAGCAGCAAATTTTCCTTTTTTTAACTGATTTCCATCAAAATAGGCAATGGTATCATGATTTGGTGTGCCGTTGGCAACAGCTATATTAATAATGCTTGTATTTGCCTCACCATAGAATCCGTTGCAGATCACAGAATTAACTCCTTCTATTGCAGGAGTCCAGTAGTATGCTGTTTCAACGTTCTCCTGAATCGGAGAAGCTGTAAATAACATTTCCTGTTCTACAGAATCAATAGTTAATTTAATTAGCATCTGAGCCCCCACGGCTGGATAATGAGGAATTCCATCGGGAATCTCTATAAAAACCCATTTGCCGGGAATTCCGGTACCAAAAAACATCGCATTATTCATTTCGTCATATGTAATGTAAGACGCTGTTTGAGAACCCAGAATATTGAACTCATTTACATTTTTAAATGTGAAATTATTTTTAGCAGCATCAAACTCTCTGTCTCCGGCAGCCAAATTATCGGTATCTCCAAATGACAATCCGCCTGAGGCACTAATTTCATTATTTGTAATTGTTATATTATTTCCGGCAGTATACAAATCCGGATGCGCTTTAGGATCAGACTTGTGCGCTTCAAATTGATCTTTTTCTGTCTTTGAGTCGAGTGTGCTTTTTAGATTAGTAATACTGCTCTGCGGAATTAGCTCGTCCTTATGCCAGAAACTCTGCCAGGTAGCCCAAAATTGTGCCTGCGAAGGTTTTTTGCCAGTTTTAAACCAGTCTAAAATGGTATTGATATTTGTTGCCATATTTGTTTGTTTTTAATGTTAAATTTTTGCGCTTGAGAATTCAAACTTATTATTGCTTATTTGCACCGCCTTAAGTAAATGCATCAAAAATATCAGACTTACATTTCTGATATTTTTGATGTTTAATTTTAATAAGAGATACTCTTTTTTAATTCTAATTTAGAGGTGTTATTTCCTCTATTTAACAACACCAGTCTGGTTACCGTCTTTGCTTAAAATTAAGCCTAGTGCAATGCAGATTCCTGTTATTTGTCCTCCAGTTTCTGCTGTAATGTAGCCTAAAGCAACTGCGGCAGCGACTCCTCCAACAATAATTCCTGTTAATGTTGTTTTCCAGTTTTTAATCATGTTTTTCATTTTGTTATAGTTTTAAATTGTTTAAGTAATTTAGTAGGCAATCATAAGTATTCCGGTAGAAGTGCGGTAGATATCTCCAGCTGTCAAACCAGCTGTTAGAGCGGTGCTATTGTCTGGATAAACAGGAGCTGTTCCGATGTTTAATATTCCGGTAAGAGATATTTTAGATCCTTTTGCAATAAATCTATTTCCTATATTAATGATACTGCTTGAAGCAGCATCTTCTGCAGTTCCTTCAGAACCTATATAAATATTGAAGTTTCCTGTAGTAATATGTTTTCCTGCAAATTTTCCTATTCCCACATTGCCATAACCTGTAGTAACAGCACCTAACGAATAATTTCCTACTGCATTATTAGAATGCCCAGATGTATTTAAACCCAAAGCAGTATGTCCAATTGCGGTGTTAGAAAAACCAGACGTATTGTAACGCAAGGCATAGGTTCCAATAGCGGCATTTTTGTCTGTACTAGAGGCGTCAGACATACAAAATGCACCAATAGCGGTAGACTGTCCTAATCCTGAACCCATTTTTGATAAAGCACTACAACCAATGGCTACATTATGAGGAGATGTTATGTTCTCGCTTAAAGCATAACTGCCTACTGCTGTGTTGGCAATAGCTGTAGTATTTTTGCTTAGAGCACGGCGGCCAAATGCATCGTTAAAAGAGCCAGTTGTATTTTCGTGCAAAGAAGATTCTCCTAATCCTGTATTAGAGCTTCCTGTACTATTCAGTTCTAGAACCCCAAATCCGACACTTGTATTGTTTGAACCGCTTGTACTTGTCGATAATGCATTAACACCAAGAACCGTATTTGATGTTCCTGTACCAGAACCTGCACCAACTCTGACACCATTAATTAATTTATCTGTGCCTCCCAATTCTTGTAAAGAAGAATTATCAACAATTCCTGATTGTGTTCCGGAAACAGGTAATCCTGTTCCGCTGGATAAGGTTATATCTCCACTTCCTATAATAGTTTCTCCATTTATAGTTTTAAAATCAGTTTCATCCGTTTTGGAATCGAGTAATTCGTCCAAACCTTCAACTTCTTTTATCAGAACTCTTTCATTTTTATGTCGAAAAGAATCCCAAGTGTCCCAAAATTGACTTTGTGTCGGTTTTAAACCAGTTTTAAACCAGTTCTTAATAGTATCTAATGCTTGTATAGCCATTTTTTATTTTTTTAATATTTATAACATTCTTTGTTGATTTCAGAGTTGTAAAATCAATGCTAAATTTTTAATAAAATCTTCTATTTGATTTAGCCATTTTTCACAATGATTTTTGTCGGGGATTTTGGGCCTTTTTTTCATACTTTTTCAATTAGGTGTATATAATTTAGGTTCAGATATTCATTATATGATGATTGTTTTTTTTAAAAACAGAGAGGAAATTTTCAAATTAAAATGAAGAAGAAACGACATTGTAATTTGATTTTTTGAGGATGTAAAAGTAGAACAGAAGAGTACAAAAAGAACAAAAAAAAGTGTTCCTTTTTCGGTAGTTTCAGTAGAAAGAAAACTTACTGAAACTACTGAATACAAGTGCTTTGAAATTTTAAAAACACAAACTTCAACCTTACTTTTGTATTCAGAAAAACAACATAGCGATGAGTAAAAATACAATTCACAATTTCGATATTTTAATAAAAAATAGTGCTGATATAGTAAGCTCAGAACATTTGACAGAAGCGGTCATAAGAGAGATGGCTAAAGTTTCAAAAGAAATGAATGAACAAAAAGATATCGTACAATTATGGCACGAGCAAAAAGCGCAAAATAATGCCGCTTTTGTAAACAATTATAGTACCTCAATCGAAGGAGGCGCGGCCGATAATACTGCTTCAAACCAAAGCATGTCGGCAGGCATTACTCCTTCTGATTTAGAGGGTAATTTAAATCGTTCAACTGCTTTTTCAGCAGGATCAATTTTCAGTGCTCCAAACGGAGGAGGCGTTACTGATACCAATGAGAGAATCGCAATGGATTTTTCTTCGTCAGACGACATTACTCCTTCGTTTTTAGGAGTCACAAGTATATCTGACCAGACTTATGCAAATGTTGCCGCACAGCAAATGATGACAGTACCGCAAAGACTTCAAATCAGCAGTAATGAGCCTTCTCCAGAGCTTATAAAAGCTGCAATGAAAAAGAAATTAGATGAGGCGGTTGCGGTAAATGATACTTCTTCAATTAATTATTGGACTACTCTTATAAAAGCTTTTGAAGAAGGAGCTGTTGCTGCAGATTATGACGGCAAGCCAAATGATTTGTTGTTTACACAAATGTATAATGCTCTAAAAGAATCAAAAGCAATCGAAAATCAAAATTTTAATTGGGAAAGCGTCCGTACAAAAATGCTTAACGCAATCGATGCCAATATTCTCAATGGAATAATTTCGGATGAAAATAAAAAACGCTGGACAACGATCAAAAATCAACTTGCCGACGATAAAACCAATGTTGCCAATCTTTTTGAACAATACGACGAATTGTTTTTATTATTGAAAGAAGTAGAAGGTCTGGAAAAATTACCGAGCACCATCACGATAACTACAAAAACCAAAATATATCCTAACTTAAGTGCAGACAGAGTATACCCTCCTATAGGGAAAGAAGCGGTGTATGTATTCTTAAAAGAAATAAGTAATAAAGATATTAATGGAAGTCCGGTTAAGAAAGGTGCCGTAAAAATTAAAAATACAACAGCATCTTCTTTTATTGTTGGAGAAAGTCTGGAGTTTTTTGTTGAAGATTCAGCAAAACAACATGAAGCTCTAAAAGAGAATATTAACTGGATCGTATATAAAGACAAAGAGAAAGGAATTGATTTTATTAATGAAGGAACGACTTTTAGCTACAATTTTGACACACCTGGAGTATATAAAATTGAAGCCTATGGAATAAGCCCCGGAGCAAAGAAAAAAGCAAAAACAGCTGCTTTTGTTGAGGTAAAAATAATTGCGCAGCAAATCGTAATTAAAGCTCCTGCTGCTGTTAAAAAAGGATTTGCAAGACCAGCTGCAGAAGAGAAAGTATTTAATGTGACTCTGAAAAATCCTGCAGTAAAAACATTAAATCCATTAAAATTTTATTACCAGATAGAAAATATAAAGGAGGATAAAGTAAGCACAATTGCAGCAGAAAAAGAATTGGACTCAACAGGTATCATTAAACTTGCTATGCCTGATTTAGGAACTTATAAAATTAAAGTCACTAGTAAAGGTCAATATGTATTAAAGCAAGAATCTGTAATTGAGGTAATTAAAAATGAAGTTACGAGTATTGGTTTAATGGAAGCAGGCGATAATGTTTTTGTAATGGGCAACCCAAAGAAAACGTTCACATTAGAAGCAAAAAGCTTTAAAATAAATCCCGCAACAGACGAAGAAAAAGAAGATGTAAAATGGATCATTTATGATGCTGATAATAAACTATACATTCCGCCTGGAGGTACAATTATTAACGAAAACAAAGACACTCAAAAACCGTTTCTTCATAAATGGAGCTTCTTTACGATACCGATTCCTCAAAAAGAAGGAAATTATATTGTTGAGGCATACAGCCACAGAAAAAAAGGTGCTAATGCAGCATCTGCTTTTAAACTAGAGGTAAAGCGTCCGCAGGTGTCAGAAGCATACTGGGGTTATAAGGACGGAAGTAAAAAGAAAACATCTGGTTTTGCAGGAGAAGTCAATTACATAAAAGCTAATATTCCGGGATACAGTAATCAATCCGTAAGAATTAATTTTTATTTAAATAACAGTAAAGAGCCAAACTATTATAACGACACCAAAACAAATGAAAACGGCGCAGTAAATAAAATTATAAAATTTGATGATGCATTACAGAAACGTTTTGGAATTGAAGACGAAACAACAGCCAAAATCAGCTTTAAATTAATGGGAATTCAAAACGGAAGATTATACCCATTTAAGAAAAATGCCAATGTTAATTCAGACTCAATTTTAGATGTTACGTCACGTGAAAAAATAACGGATGTTTATTTTCAATATGAAGGCAGAAGGGTAACAGCACAAGATCAAATTGCTCTTAGCTATAGCGGTGCATTTGTTACAATTGTAGCTAAAACCCAAAATATGATAGGAAAGGAAATTGTATTAACTGCCCATAAAGTGGGAGAAGATCCAATATATGCAAAAAAGACAAAAATAGATTCAGAAGGTAAAGCAGTTGCAACTTTTAAAATCACGCGCCGTAAAGGGACAAAAATTGGAGAAAAAATGAGTTATTATGTTGGTATTGAAGGATGTTCTACAAAACATGTAAGTTATAAAGGGTTGAATATGATTGTCTCTGAAAACAATAATGCAAATGGATATGGTATTGATGTTTCGTATTTTTTAGCGAAATATAATGGAACTACTAAAGTTGAAGCTAATCTTAAAGTTTTGCTGAACGACATGAATGAATATTATACCGCAGAAAAAATAACACCACAAAAACAACAAGTTGCTTACATACTTGCTACAGCGTATACAGAAACATTTAATACATTTGAACCTGTACTAGAGAGTTATTGGGTTGATAAAAAAACAAGAGAAGAGTATTGTTATAAATACGATCCTGTCTTAGCAGATACTGAAAAAAGAAGGAAAACCGCAATTGAGAGAGGTAATACAGAAAAAGGAGACGGAGTAAAATACTGTGGCAGAGGCTATGTACAATTAACATGGAAGAATAACTATAAGAAGATAAAAGATAAGTTCGGTATAGATGTCGTTAATTATCCTGATAAAGCATTGGAACCAAAATTAGCGGCTAAAATTATGATTTGGGGAATGGACAATGGAATTTTTACGGGTGTAGGAATTAATAGGTATATAAATGATTCTAAAACAGACTATATTAATGCTAGAAAAGTTATTAATGGAATAGATCGAAAAAACGAAATAGCAAATGATGCTAGAATGTTTGAGAAAGATTTAAAAATATTTGAAAGCATGGAAACGTTTGTACCAAAATCTTTAGCGACAGCTCTTGAAGAGATGAAAATAATTGCAGATAAACATCTCCCATATGAAAAAGAAGGAAATACAGGAAAATCTGATGGATTAAGAACTTCATTAAATGATAATGCATTAAGTAAAATGGATTGTTCAGAATTTGTTTGCAGATACTTACATAAGTTAGGTATAACCAAAGAGGTTAAATGGGTAACTACGGCTAGTATGACATCAGAATCTTCATTTCAAAAAACTTTGGGAACAGATAAAATAAAATTTGTTGGTAATTCTCAAGATTTCAAACCTCAAGCAGGAGATATTTTTGTGTGGAGTAGAACACCTGGTGACGGACATACAGGTGTTGTATATAAATATGATAGTACAAATGATCTTGTAACTATACTGGAAGCAATTGGGTCATCTGGAAGTGCTGATGAAAAGACAAATAGAAATAATGGTGGATATACTCTACCCACTTGCACCAGAACTTCTGTTTATAAAACAAAAGGAGAAGCTTTGTTTGGTCACACAGGATTTATTGGTTATTTTAGACCTCAAATATTATAA